CCGCTGCGCCGGTCGCTCCAGCGGCCGCCGAGCCCGCTGCTGCGGCCCCCGGCGAGGTCATCGACCCCGAGAACGAAGAGGGCGCTCCCGAGGAGAACAAGGGCAAGTTCGTCCGCCACGGCGCGTTCCACCAGGAGCGCGAGCGCCGGAAGGCCGTCGAGCGCCAGTTCGCCGAGCTGCAGGAGCGCCACGCCCGCGTCGACGAGCGGGTCCGCATCCTGTCGGAGGCGATGAACCGCCCGGCGCCGGCCGCCGCCGCACAGCCGGCCGCCGCCGCCGAGCCCGAGAAGGTGCCGGACCCCGCCGAGGACATCTTCGGCTACGTGAAGCACCTGGAGAAGCAGCTGGAAGCCGTGCGCACCGGCCAGAGTCAGATGACCGAGGCGCAGAAGCAGGCCGAGACCGCGCGTCAGGCCGAGGCCGAGCGCAACACCGTCATCGGCCACTACCAGACCGACATCCGCACCGCGGTCGCCGCCGATCCGACCTTCGCCGACGCCTACGAGCACCTGTTCTCGGGTCGCGTGAACGAGCTGCAGTTCGCCGCCGGCCTGACCCAGCAGCAGGCCGTCGAAACCGCGCGCGAGGAGGAATTCCAGCTGGTCCAGGCGGCGATCGCCCGGCGCGTATCCCCGGCCGCGCTGATCCTGAAGATGGCCAAGGGCCGCGGGTTCTCTCCGAAGGCGCCCGAGCCGACCCCGATGCCGGCAGCCGCCGCCGAGACCCCGGCCGAGCGCGCCGCGCGCATCAGCAAGGGCCAGGAGGCGTCCCTGTCGCTCTCGGCCGCCGGCGGCTCGCCGGCCGGGGAGATCACGCTGGAGATGCTCGCCAGCATGAGCGAGGCGGACTTCGCCAAGCTCGAAAAATCCAACCCGGGCCGCGTCCGCGCCCTGATGGGGGGCTGATCCGATGCGTCGCCTGATCCTCGCCGCGGCTCTCATCGTCGCGCTCCAGCCGGCCGAGTTCGCGCGCACGGCGATGGAGACCAACCAACTCGTCGACGACAACGGCGCCCCGATCGGGACGCCGGCGAACCCGCTGAACGTGACCTGTAAGGCGGGCTGCACGGGCGGCTCCGGCGGAAGCGGTGGCACGGTCACGCAGGGACCGGCCGCGACCGACACGTCTGCCAACCGCTGGCCGGTGCTGGCCTACCAGGGCGGGACGTGGGTGCTCGGCGCGGGATCGGCCAGCATCGGCTCGATCGCCAACACCGCGTTCGGCATCTCCGGCACGCTGCCGGCCTTTGCTGCGACGCCGACGTTCAATCTCGGCACGCTGAACGGTGCGGCGACCGCTGCGAACCAAGCTTCGGAGATCGCGGCCCTCGGCGCGCCGGGCGATGCTGCCAACGCCAATACCGTCATCGGCCAGCTGAAGCAGGCGAACGCGAACCTGCTCGTCGCCACGCCTGCTGCGGTCACGACGGCCGCACCGTCCTACGCGACAGGGACGACGCAGGCCCTGAGCCTGACAACGGCGGGCGGCCTTCGCGTTGATGGCTCGGGCGTGACACAGCCCGCACTTCTCCGGCCCACCGCCGATACCGCCAGCGGTATCACGCCGGCCGGCGCGAGCGCATCCACCGCCTACGCGGTTAAGAGCGGTTCGACCAACCTCTACGGCTACAGCATCACGATGAGCTCGACGGCGGGTTTCCTCGCGCTGCTGAACAGTGGGTCCGCACCAGCTTCCGGGGCGACCATCGGACCGCTCGAATGCATTCCGGTCGCGGCGGCGGGGTACGCCGTCCGGCGTCAGGACATTCCCGACCGTTACCCGGCTGGGCTCACCGTCGTCATCACGTCGTCCTGCACGACCTACACCCCGGTGACGCCGGTGGTTTCGACCGTGCTGGCTCAGTAGCCGCTTGACCCCGCGGGCGAACCCCGTCATTCCCCTATTCGTCGCGAGACGTGCGGGCGCCCTGCCCCGGTCGCGACCTTCACCTTCGACCGACCGGCCCTGAACACACCCTCCATCTCGCGGGGCGCGTTCGTGTGTCCGGTCACCTTCGCCTGATCGCCCGTCACGCGATCCGCACAGCCGCGTCAGAGCCTTCGTCCGCGCCACGTACGGCGCCCGTCCGACCACCGTCCCCAACGGTCATCCGGGGCCCGGCCTTCGTCCGCTCGCGGCGTCACGCGCAGCACGAACCCCTTCCCGCATTCCCCCGATCTCCGAAGGACCCCCTCCGATGGGTACCACCACCTATGGCCTGAACGACGCGCTCGCCGCCAAGCTCTGGTCGATGAAGCTCTCCACCGAGGCCACCAAGGCGCTCGACATCGGCCCGCTGTTCGGCGAGTCCGCCAAGTCCGTGATCCAGGTCAAGACCGAGACCCAAAAGGGCACCGGCGACAAGGTCACCTTCGGCCTGCGCATGCAGCTGTCGGGCAACGGCTTCACCTCGTCCGATCGCGCCGAGGGTAACGGCGAGCAGCTGACCACGAACTCCGACGCGATCACCATCGACGAGCTCGGCAACGTCGTCGGCATCCGCTCGAAGAACACCATCGATTCCCAGCGCGTGCCGTTCAACCTGCGCGACGAGGCCAAGGACGGCCTGGTCGATTGGTTCCAGCTGCGCACCTCGGTGACGTTCTTCAACCACGTCTGTGGCTACACCCCCGCGAACTTCGTCCAGGTCGACGGCTCGGGCGGCGTGAAGTTCACCGGCAACAACGTGGTCACCGCCGCGACCCGCGTCATCCGCCCGAACGCCCGCGCCAACGACGGCGCGCTGGTCGCCGGCGACATCCTCACGCTCGACCAGATCGACGCCGCGGTCGAGATCGCCAAGACCGGCGGCAACGCCGGCGGCGTGAAGATGCGCCCGATCACCATCGACGGCATGGACGAGTGCTGGGTGATGTACCTCCACCCGACGCAGGTGACGCAGCTGCGCCGCAACACCGCCGCGGGTCAGTGGTTCGACATCAAGAAGGCCGCGCTTCAGGGTGGCCAGATCACCAAGAACGCGATCTTCAACGGCTCGGTCGGCATGTACAACAGGGTCATCCTGCGCGAGTCGCAGCAGGTGACCCTCGGCGTCGCCGCCGACGGCAAGACCATCATCCCGACCGTGCGCCGCGCGGTCCTGATGGGTGCCCAGGCCGCGACTGCCGCCTTCGGCAAGTCCGGCGGCCCGACGAAGTACCGCTGGAACGAAGAGCTCTACGACCACAAGCGCGAGCTCGAGGTCTCGGCCTGGGCGATCTGGGGCCTGAAGAAGACGACCTTCAACGGTGCCGACTTCGCCGCGATCGTCATCCCGACCTACGCCGTCAACGCCGGCTGATCCGCGCCGACCCGTGATCCCTGACGCGCGGGTCGGCTTCGGCCGCCTGCGCGTCGTCCGCCGTTTCCAGCACTGAGAGGGCCCGACATGGCCACCAACGTCACCCCGACCAAGCCGCCCGTCCGCTCGACCTTCCACGGGCAGGTCGGCGAGATCCGCTCGCGCGTCACCTTCTCCGACATCGGCCTCGTGGCCGGCCTGCCGATGAAGAACGCCTTCCCGATGGGCGCGATCATCACCCGCACGACCATCATCGTGAGCCAGGCCTTCAACGCCGCAACGACCAACCCGCTCGTCGTCGGCTCGACGCCCGGCGGCAACGACCTCGTCGCGGCGGCCGACGCCAACGCCGGCGCCGTCGGCGTGAAGCGCCCCGACACCGCGACCGCCCTCGCGCAGCTGCCCGCCGACACGGTGCCGTACGTCTCCTACGCCCCGACCGGCGCCGCGCCGACGGCGGGCGTGGCCGACATCGTGTTCGAATACGTCGCGCCGCGTCCGGTCGCCTGATGAGCGTCATGGCGTGGGCGCTATGCGCCGCCCGCGTCGCCGATCTCGAACCGACGGCGGAGCCCAGCGCTCCGCCGTCGCCCCCTTCCGATCCGGAGACGCGCCCCGATGACGGCATCGACGCTCGGCGACCTGGTCGTGGAGATCATGGACGATCTCGACAGGCCCGACCTCGAGCCGCAGATCCGGCGCGGAATCGCGGCCGCCGTCCGGCACTTCCAGCCTGAGCGGTTCGCGTTCAACGAGCGCATCCTGACCTTCCAGACGATCCCGGGCGCCGACGTCTACGGGAAGGGCGACGCGCCCGCGATCCCCGGTCTCTACGCGATCGGCAGCGTCGTGCTCGTCGACGGCGATCAGGTCTGCGACCTCAACCGTGTCGCGGAGACGTGGGTCGAGAGCGCCGACCAGCCGGCGAGCGAAGCCCAGCCCTGCGCCTACTCCTACTTCGACAGCACGCTCCGGCTCTGGCCGGTGCCGTGCGATGCCTGGACGATCCGGCTGTCGGCGCACGTGAAGCTCGACATTCCGGCTGAGGACGACACGCCGAGCGCGTGGTTCGACGAAGCCCGCGACATGATCTCGGCGCGGGCGAAGTGGCACCTCGCGCTGCACGTCCTGAAAGATGCGGGCCTCGCCGCCGCGATGCAGGTCGCGTTCACCGAGGCGTTCGGGACGCTGCGCGCCCGTGCGAACGGGATCGCGTCGACCGGGCAGATCCAGGCCTGGAACCTCTGACATGGCGGTGGTGAAGCTCGCGCCGTTCGCGCCCGACATCGCCTCGGTCGACGCCTCGGTATCGAGCGTGGCCACCAACGTGCTGCCGCGCGCCGATGGCTATGGGCCGTGCCTGTCACCGGCCCCCATCTCCCTGCCCCTGCCGGCCGACTGCCGCGGCGCCATTGAGGTGAACTCGCCCGGCTTCGGCTTCCCGGTCTACTTCGCCGGCACCGGCACCAAGCTCTACAAGTTCAACCTCGGCACCTCGGGCTGGGACGACGTGTCGAAGGACGGCGCAACCTACTCCGTACCGCCGGGCGACTATTGGTCGTTCGCCGTCTACGGGACGCGCCTGGTCGCCGTGGCGCTCGGCGGCCGCCCGCAGGCGATCGACATCGACATCGGTAAGGCCTTCGCGGATCTCGGCGGCATGCCGCCCCGGGCCCGCCATTGCGGCGTCGTCGGCGAGTTCCTGGTGCTGGCCGGCCTCGCCTCCGATCCGAACGCCGTCCAGTGGTCCGACCTCGGCAATATCGATTCCTGGCCGCTCGGGCTCGCCAACGGCCACGAGGGCGACATTCAGCTCTTCCCCGACGGCGGCGCGGTCACGGGCTTCGCCGGCGGCGAGTTCGGCATCGTCTTCCAGGAGCGCACGATCCGCCGCATGGTGTTCGTGCCGAACTCGACCGAGGTGTTCGACTTTTCGATCCTCGAGGAGAATCGCGGCTCGGTCGCGCCCTGGTCGCTGACCAAGGTCGGGCCGCGGGTGTTCTTTCTCGACCGCGACGGGTTCTACGTCTTCACCGGCGGCGCGTCGTCGACGATCGGCGCCGAGCGCGTGAACCGCTTCTTTTTCGATCGGGTCGATCCGAACGCCGTTGCGAGCACCGTGGTGATCCGCGACGCGACCGGGCCGCGGGTCCTGTTCGCCTACCGCTCGAAGATGGCCTCGGGCTCCGATCCGACGCTCCTCGATCAGGTCCTGCTCTACGACTGGCTGCTCGACCGCTGGACGTACATCGACCTGCCGGTGCGGTTCGGCCTCGTGGCGGCAACGCCCGCGACCTCGATCGACAACATCCCCGGCTCCCTGGACGACGCGGGCCAGAAGCCGCTCGACGATCCCTCCTATGCCGGCGGCGCGCCTGCGCTCGGGCTGGTGACGCTCGACAACCGCCTGGCGCTGCTGAATGGCCCGGCGCTCGAGGCGCACGTCGAGACGCCGGACGCGATGCTGTCTCGGCCCAACCGCGCCTTCGTGCGCGGCGTGCGACTCGACAGCGATGCCGATGACTGGCGCGCGCAGGTCGGGACGCGCGAGACCACGCGGCAGGCCGACGTCGTCCGCTACCGCCCGGAGACCGCCCCGAATTTCGAGCGTTTCGCCCCGTGCCGCGCCTCGGGTCGGTATCACCGCGCGCGCATCCGCATTCCGGCCGGCACCGCCTGGTCCTACGCTTCCGGCATCGAGCCGGACGTGACCGTCGAGGGCTCGCGATGATCGTCCCGGGCAAGTCCGAGCGCGATCTGGCCAAGTTCGCGCAGGCGCTGGGCGACCTCGCGCAGGGCGGCTCCAATGCGCTCGGCGCATCCGGCGTGACGCTGGCGCCCGGGGCCGTCGAGACGGTCGTCGCCGATTCCCGCTGCACCGAGGGCGCGCTGGTCGCGCCGATCCCGACCTCGGCCTCCGCCGCGGCGACGACGATCTGGCTGAAGGCGACCGCGCGCGGCTCGTTCACCTGGGGGCACGACGCTTCGGACGCCGCCGACCGCACGTTCCGCTACGAGATCCGGCGGCCCTGATGCACCTGCAGCCGATCGACCGCACCGACCTCGCGCGAGCCTGGGCGGTGGCGGAGCCGTGGCTGGCGCAGGCCTGCGCAAGGCCCGGCTGCGACCTCACCGTCGCCGACCTCCACGCCGCGCTCGAGCGCGACGAGGCCGCGTTGATCCTGATCGTCGACGGCGGGCGGCCGGTCGCCGCCGGCGTGACGCAGGTGCGGGATCACCGGAGCGGGCAGCGAGCCTGCTGGATCCTCGCCCTCGGCGGAAGCGGCGGCGCACGCGCCTTGGCGTCCACCATCCACGAAATCGAGGCTGGCGCTGCTCGGGTCGGATGCGCGCAGGTTGAATTCATCGGCCGCCCGGCCTGGGGCCGGCTGCACTCGAGCTACGTCGCCACCCGCTGCTCCGCCGGCACCCACTTCTCGAAGACGCTGAGGCACTGACATGGGCGGCGGCACCAAGACCCAGACCACGACGCAGAACACCAAGTCTGACCCGTGGGATCCGGCACAGCCCGCGCTCCAGCAGATCCTCGGCGGTGCCACCACGGCGCTGAACTCGGGCGTCGGATCGCAGGTCTACACCGGGCAGCGTGTGGCCGGGCTCGGGTCCGACACGCTCGACGGCCTCGATGCGATGAAGACGGGCGCGGCCGCCGGCACCGGCACCGCAGCGGCCGGCAACAGCTACCTCGGAGGCTTGCTCGGCTCGGGCGGCTCGACCCCGGCGACGCAGGCGGCGGTCGCCGGTCTCGGGGGCGTCAACACCAACGTCGACACGTCGGGCGTCTCGTCCGCCGCGGCGCGCCTCGCCGATCCGAACAGCATCGCCCGGACCACCGGGGCGGCGCTGGCCGGCGGCGACTACGCGACCGACGCCTCGCCATTGTCCGGTCTCGCGAGCAATCTCGCCACCGGCGGGACGCAGACCGAGCGCTCGCTTCAGGACGTCGCCGACGGGAAGTACCTGTCGGGGGGCAACCCGTACCTGCAGGCGATGATCGACAAGGCGACGACCAGCGCCGCCTCGACCGTCGGGCAGAAGTTCGCAGCCTCGGGTCGGTATGGCTCCGGCCGGTTCGCCGGCGCCACGGCGGAGGCGGCCCAGAATGCCGACCTTGGCCTGCGCTACCAGGATTACTCGACCGAGCGCGACCGGCAGGCCGCGGCCGCCGGCGCGATCGACAGCGCGGAGAACGCGCGCGCCAGTACCGCGACGGGCGTCTACCAGGGCCTCGTGGGTATCAATCAGGGCAACGCGGGGCTCGCCGCCACCGGTGCCGGCCTCTCGCTCTCCGCCGATCAGGCCGGGCTCACCGGCGCCTCGACGCTCGCCTCGCTCCAGGGCTCGAACGCCGACCGCACGCTCGGCCAGCAGGGTGCGCTCCTCTCGGCCGCGCAGGGCGACCGCGCGGCGGGCCTCGCGGCGATCGGCGCCGAGGGGGCGAACCAGACTGCCCTCACCGCACCCGGGCAGACCCTCGCGCAGGTCGGTGCGATCCAGGATGCGGCCCGGCAAGATCAGCTCACGTCGGATCAGACCGTCTTCGACGAGCAGCAGGCCGCGCCGTGGAAGCAGCTCGGGCTCGCCTCGAGCGTCGTCGATCCCATCGCCGGCCTCGGCGGCACGACGAGCGGCACGACGGTCCAGAAGATCCCGCAGGCGAGCTTCTTCCAGCAGCTGATGGGCGGGCTGATCGGCGCCGGCGGCGCTGCCGCCAATTCGGCCTCCGCGCTCGGCAAGGCCGGCCTGATCTGAGGGCGGTTCCGTGGCATCCTCTCCCGCCCCCTTCGGCTTCTTGCCGCCCGGCGTGCTTTCGGGCCTGCGCCGGTCCGTGATCGATCCCGAGACCGGTAACGCGGTCGTCACATCGGCGCCTACCGGCGAGGTGGTCCAGCGGTCCGCGGTCCTGCCGATCGGGCGGGATGACGACGGGCGGCTGACGCCGGCGGTACCGGGGCTGATCGCCGACGCCCCGCAGAGCATCGCGTCGGCCCTCACGTTGCCTCGCGATGCCTGGCGCGGAGATGTCCAGACCCAGCCCACGATGATGAGCGCGGACGAGGGGCGGCGCGTCGCCGACCTCGCCGGCACCGCGATGACGGGATCGCTGCCGTTCGGGGTGCCGAAGGGCGCGCTGCGGATGTTCGGCGGCGCCGCGACGCACGAGGTCGACCCGTTCGCGGCGCTCGAGGCGGGACTGGCCGCCGGCATGAAGGATGCGGAGCCGATCGCCCGGCCGATCGCCCGCGTCGACCCGACGGCGAAGTCGTGGGACCTGTTCCACGGCACCGCGGCGCCGGAGGATTTCGCGCGCTTCAACCCGCACCTCGCGGCATCCTCGCGTCCGCACACGCCCGAGGGCGAGACCGGCGCCGTGTTCCTGTCGCCGGCTGCAGGGGAGGCCAACCATTACGCCTCGGCGCGCTCGTCGTCCGGCCCGGATGCAGCCGGTCCCCGCGTGATCCGCACGACCGTCGATCCGGGCAAGACCGACGTCTTCGACCTCCCGGCCCTGTTCGAGAACGACCCGACCTTCGTCGCACGGGCGCGGGACGCGTTCATCCAGGACGCGAAGAGCAACGGCGCCGACCCCGACGTGGTCGCACGCGCCGGCTCGGTTTTCGACGAGCGCCATGCCCGGATGCTCGACGAGTTCCGGATCGCCCGCGATCTGAACGCGCAGCTCGCCGAGCTCGGCTACCCGGCGACCGAGGTCCCGCAGGTGCAATGGGGCTACGGCGCGACTTCGGCGGCGATCCAGCGCGCTCGCGAACAGGGTCTCGACACCGCGGTCCTGCGCGGCCTGAGCGAGAGCAACGGCGGTGACCAGGTCGTCGCCCTGACGCCGGGCCGGGTCCGCTCGTTCTACGCGCCCGACCAGCTTCTCTACTCCGGCGGCCCGTCGGGGGCCGGCGTCGGCGTCGCCGCGCTCGCCGCCCGCTCCGACGCGCAGGCC